GGAGATTACTGCGAAGATTAATACATATAATACAAATATGTTGCAGCTGGCAATCTATGATATTGTTGGATCAAGCAGAAGTTCTTTTATTCAGAACGAAAGATTCAAAATTTCATGGGTCAATCCATTTACGGTAGGTTCAGATCAATGGAATGCAAATGAGGATCTAAAGAATGTGTTTACAGATGAAATTTTCGCAGTCTATATGAACGAAGATACTCTGTATAATAACGGAGCAGACTTTGCTGCCATTATTGAAAGTTGTACAATCGATGGAGTCTTTGATGAAGCAGCTTTTATTGAGTTTAAACATACGTATGTTTTTGTCAATAAAACATATGACACAAATATAGATAATCACTATAAATGGGAATTGTATCATAATGCAGCAATTCAATATTATAAAACAGATCCGATTAGTAAAAATTTATTACCTATTTCTGCGTATGATGTAATGACTGATCCGAATATTGTTAATGCGCCATTCATTAGCTACTACGAAAAAGAGAATCTTGATAATGAAAAGAAGAGCAAGATCAAGGTGATTCGTCCAGATAAAGTGAAAGACTTTGTAAATACATATTATAATACTCTTAATAAATCTGTATAATGTCATCTCTGAATAATACACCACTGGCTCGTAATACACCTAAAGGGATTCAGGGTAATACTGATGTCTCTCAAATACCAGGTGGTTATCGGATTGTCAAGATGAATATCCGTAATTCGAATGGTCAGGTCAAAGACATGCAGTCTCTGGTTATTGCATTCACTCTGACTGAAGAATTATTTTCTCCAGTGGTTGTGTTCAATGCAAAAATTCATGATACGATTAACTTCTTTGAAGACTTTGCTCTGAGTGGTCAAGAAATTATTGACTTGGAGATGGTAAAAATCGATGCTGAGATTGGATCAAAATCTGTTATTAAATCATCTTTCATCGTCAAGGAATATCCAAACTATGAAAAGGCAGTTACATCACCGAATGCACAAGACTATAATTTAATTGCTGTATCTGACTTTGCTTATCTGTCTATGCTGAAGAGAATCAGTAAATCTGTTAAGGGTAATCCAGTTCATAATATTGTTAATATCTTTAATAAAGAACTGAATGTTAAAAAAATAAAATCGACTTCAGACTGTGTCACTTCGTTTGATGGCATTATTAATATTCAGAGTCCATTAAAAGCCGTTGAATGGCTTCGTGAAAAAGCCTTCGATGCTAAAGGAGCTCCGTTTTTCTTATATAATAATATTCTGACTAATGAAGTTCAGCTAAATTCATGGACTAGCATTGTAAAGGGTTCTGTTTATAATACATACAAGTATCATCAGTTCCTTAAAAATTCTGCTCTGACTACAGAATCATACTCTGAAGCCATGAGTAAGATTATTAATATGAAGTCTAATATCAAGTTAGACAAGTTGAGACAGGCGACTGAGGGTGGTTTCGCATCTAAAACAGAGATTACTGATTATGCGAATAAAACATTCGTTCAAAAGATTTTCAATCTGGGAACAGATACGGTTGTGAATAATAATCGTCTTGACACTAAAACTTCATATGGAAAAGCGATGCAGTTCTTGGTTAATGGTATTACATCAAAGAAACAAGATCTGACAACATCTCCAGACGCTTCCAGATCACTGCTTTCGACTAACAGTGCGGCCAATTCATCTGGTGCTCCTAACGCTGCTTCTGGCCCAATTCTTGATAATATGAGTCGAGCTAAATCTTACATTGCGAACATGCAATCAATGAACCATGAGATTCAAGTCTATGGAGATTTCCGATTAAATCCAGGTAAAAAAATTAAAATTGAAATTCCAAAATCGAGTAATGCTAAAATTTATAATGAAGAAATAAAATTTGGTAATAAAGAGGAATTAGATCTATCGTTATCTGGAACATATATCGTTACCATTGCTGTTCATTCTTTCAAAGATGGTCTATACACATCCAGACTTAAAATTATAAAAGACTTTGCTTAATGAATATTGCTAATTGGTTTACTGGTGTTGTCGAAGATGTAAATGATCCAAAACAGTTGGGTCGTGTTCGGGTCCGTTGTATGGGTTATCATACTGCGGATAAAAATGATATTCCAACAGAGGATCTACCATGGGCAACTTGTATTCTACCAGTCACTTCTGCTAGTATCTGTGGTATCGGTATTTCATCTACTGGTATGGTTCCAGGCACTTGGGTATTTGGATTTTTCCGTGACTGGGAGGATTCTCAGGATGCTGTTATTCTAGGGACTATTTCTTCTGAGTCTGCTGCTGGATATGATAATGGACTAAAGGTAACCCCAGAGGTTGGTGGAACTCCATATGATGCAGATAGAAATCAAGGATTTGGTGATCCTTATGGAACATTTCCATTTAAATCTGGTCCAGATATTCCGATGTCTGCAACTTCTGCTGGCTCTGCGAATTCTCCATCATATAGAAATCGCTGGAATTCATCTTATTCTGCGAACAGTATTGGTATTGGAAATGGCTCTTCTTTATCTACTATGGAGAATCCCTCACCAGGCGTTTCTGTCAATGTTCAAGGTATTGCTGGTATGATTCAGGCAGCAAAGTCTCAGATCAATGTAAAGGAGACATCGAATAATCAGGGTGCTGGTATCTTTAACTACTGGCAAGCGACAAATTATCCATCTGGATATAATGATCGTCAGTCTTGGTGTGCGGCTTTTGTATGCTGGTGCGTCCAACAAGGTGGAATTTTCAGTGAGTCTGATCGTCCAACTAATGCGAATGCCTTTGGCCTTGAAGATTGGGCTAGGAAAAAAAGCTCAAAAGTCAAACTCACTATAAGCCCGACTTCGGTAAAAGCTGGAGATATTATTGTATTTTCTTTTTCACATGCTGGTATCTGTATTAAAGATTCTGATCTAAATGGAGATTTTCAGACAGTAGAAGGTAATACAACTTCACCAGATCATTCTGGAACTCAGGGTGTGTTTCAAAAGAATCGTAATCTATCTAAAGTCAGAAGTTCTGTTCATATTACTGCATAATAAATATCGAAGCATATGAGCAATGAAACACGTGAACAGTGGTCTATACCAAAACCAGATGATGCATCTTTATATCCACATTGCCATGTAAAGCAAACTCGTGGTGGCCATATCTTTGAGGTTGATGATACTCTAGGTAATGAACGTATCTATGAGCAACACAAGAGTGGAACCTTTTATGAAGTAAACTCTAAGGGTGATCGAGTGATTACTGTCGTCGGTGACGGATATAAGGTAACTCATGGTTCTGATCACATCACTATCGAGGGTAACTGCAATATCACGGTTCTTGGTAATTGCAATACTATCGTTAAAGGTGACTATAATCTTGAGGTAGATGGAAATTATAATGAAACTGTTCGTGGTATCAAACGAGTGAAGACTGGTAATGCTTTTCTTTCTGAGGTTGGTGGAGAATTTTCAATGAACATCGCCGGCGACAATAAAATGACCATTCATGGTTCTCAGACAATTTCTGTTACTGGTGGAGTTGAACACATGATCGTAGGAACATTAACTCAGACTATTGTTGGTGGTTCAAATATCACTAATGTTGCTGCCTGTAATAATATTTCATATACAACTCATAGAATCACTGCTTTACTTGGTGTTGCTGTGGCTGGACAGTCCGTAGATATTGCTGGTGTTGCTTCTGTTGCAGTCGAATGCTCTGGTATTGTTCGTACATTAGCTGGTGGTGCAATAGCCAATGTATCATTTGGCGCAATCACTTCTGTGGCTGGGGGCGCAATTACAAATACAGCTGGTGGAGCTGTGACAAACTCTGCTGGTGGAGCTGTATCTAATACTGCTGGTGGTGCAATTACAAATACATCTACATCGATTCTCAATACGGCTGCGACAATCGTAGATACAGCTGGATATATCAACCTTATTGGTTCTGCTAATGCTAACTTTAACACAATCCTTACAGCATAATGGCTGATAATTTACTAAAATCTAGTCTGACGACAGTCGGAGCGGCAGTCGAAACTAAAGTTCTGGCTGATGTAGCCACAGGAGCTGCTTCTACGGAACCAGTTCTTCCTCTTGGAATCACACCAGAGGAAGTGATGTTGGCAGACTCATTGACGATTCTTGCTCAGACATCCAATGTTCCTCTGGATGTTCAGATTTTAAATTCTATTGATGTCGCAGATATTAAAGTTGTATCTCAGATCACAAGAATCGAAGATTGTGCGAAAAATTTACCACATCGTCTGATGATGTTGGCGATCAATAAAATTTTTCAATTACTTGATGCATATCCTATCGGTGCGCCTGGTTCTACTCTAGCTCAACTTATCTCTACTATCGCTGCTCTACAAAGACAGTATGAGATGATCAAGAAACTAATCGAACTTGTTCACCAGATTATTGAACATCCAGAGACTTTAATCATGGCTCTGTTGAATGCAAAGGTTCTGAATGGACAATCACTGCTTGACAAAACGAATGAAATCTTGACGAACTTTCCAGGTGTTCCCGGTCTGGATGATATGATGAATAAGCTGGATGAGCTTGGTATCTGTGGAATTCAAGACTATGGTTCTGGTGGAATTGCTCTATCTTCGCCTACCAAAATTCCATTGGGAGTTCCTCCATCTCCAGTCGTTGGAACAGGTGTGGTAATGACCAGTCGGTTTGATAGAGTATCTAAGAATAACTATGATGCTTTGATGTATTCTCTTGGTGAGATGATTCGTAAGGATGATATTGTCTTTAATCAACTCAAGATGGAATATAATGCGAATGGTGCCAGTCAGAATTTGGCTGATTATACTCAGATGCTTACTACTGTTCATGATCTTGCCTTTGCTTATCATGACGATCTATCGAAGACATTCGAAGGTTCTAAAGATACTGTGTATAACCAGAAATTTATCGAGAACTATAAAATGGAACTCAGTAAACATAAATGGTCTGCATCGATCACGGCAGAATTTAAATACAAGGCTCTAGGTGCTGGAGAAATTTTAAAGAATGGAGCAGATGCAATTCGTGCCTTCTATAAAAAATCATCATCTATATCTCCAGGTAATTGGACTCCATTTAATATGTCTGTCTATGGCAATGTTCTTGCTGACGATGGAACTTCACTGGATAAAACAACAGCAAATGATATTGCAACTGGTAAGATTCCATCTTCTGGACAATCTTCTGGTGCTTATCGAAAGGTTCTGGAGAAAGGCGTTTCGGTCGCATCCAATTACTTTAAGGGTGGAACTACAATGGAAATTGTTCTTGCCTCAGATAAATCATCGCTAGGAATTGTTCGTGTTGATGATAAAGGTGGTATGTCCAATAATGTTATTGACTATTACTGCGGTGGCGATAAAGCTTTGTATAATAAGCTGTCTGCGCTTTCTGTTAAGAATTCAAATACAAAACCTCAATATACAATTCCTATCGAGATTCGTGTTATCTCTGGCGGACCTAAAGGTAACGTATAAATAGACTATAATGAATAATCTATTATCCGATTATAATTCTAACAATGTTACTGCAAGTAATGTTGCCAGAACAAATTTATATACGGATCTTGATCTTTCATTTAATATTCATCCGATTCTAAAGGATATTGTTCCAGTCTCAGACCTTGATGCCGTAAGGAATTCTATTAAGAATTTGGTTCTAACATCTTTCTATGAAAGACCATTTCATCCAGAAATCGGATCTACTATTGGTGGTTTGTTATTTGAGCCAGCGAATTTATTTACTGGACTTGCAATTAAAAATGAAATTGAAAGAGTCATTCAAAAATTTGAACCCAGAGTAAATGATGTTACAGTTCAGGTTATCGATGAAAGCGATAACAATTCATATTTAATTACAGTTGGCTTCAATGTCTTATATGATACCAAGTCAGAAATTCAATTTTATTTAAACCGTTTAAGATAATAATATATGGCAACTAGCAGGCAGAGCCTTAATGTAACAGAACTCGACTTTGATCAGATTAAAAAGAATCTGATTACATATTTCTCTGATGTCGATTCACCATTTAAAGATTGGAATTATTCTGGTTCTGGTCTGAATGTGCTATTAGATATGCTGGCTTATAATACTCATTATAATGCTGTGCTGGCTCATATGTCTATTAATGAATCTTTTATCGATTCAGCTCAACTCAGATCTTCAGTTGTTTCCAATGCTAAACTTCTTGGTTATATTCCAAGCAGCAATTCTGCTCCATTAGTAACCGCAACGGTATCTTTTATTCGTTCAGCTGAGGGTGAAGCAGGTTCAATCACATCGATTACTTTACCTAAGGGATCATCGTTCATTACTAAACTAAATGATGTTGCATATACATATGTAACTTTAGATGAAGAAATTCTGCCTTACGATTCTGGAACTGGTAAATTCACTAAGCTGATTTCTCTATATCAAGGATCACTTGAAAAGAAAACATTTCAGGTTAATAATGTCAATGCAAATAATGCTTATCAATTAGATGATTCAAATATCGATTTGAACACGATGATTGTGAAAGTATATGGAACTGGTAATACTTCAGAGGCCGAAGTCTTTACAAAATTCACGGATATTTCTGCTGTGGATGGTAACTCTGCGATCTATTCTATTGCAGAAAATTCTCTGGGTCTGTATGAAATCAAGTTTGGTAACGGCATCTTCGGAAAGAAGTTGACCAATCTGAGTCGAATCGAAGTTGAATACCTATCCACTGGTGGTTCAGCTTCTAATGGAGCAACTACATTCAGCTTTATGGATGCGCTTCCAAGCTATGTTACTTCAAATCCTGCTGTGGCTCCAGCAGCTGCTTCCTCTGGAGGTAACATGAGAGAAACTATTGATTCAGTTCGTAACAACGCTCCTCTTTCATTCATTACTCAGAATCGTGCTGTTACTGCCGATGATTACAAGACACTAATCTATAAGAATTATTCTTATGCTCAATCGATTTCGGTTTGGGGCGGTGAAGATAATGATCCTCCACAATATGGTAAGGCATTCATTTCGATTAAACCATATGATCCTCAGTTGTTCTTGACTGCTTCTCAGAAAGCTGAAATCAAGGAGATGTTAAAATACAAAAAGGTTCTTTCTATTATTCCAGAATTAGTTGATCCAGAGTATATCTACATCACTTTAGATGTTCTCTTCAAGTATAATAAAAATGCTGCGAATGTTTCTAAGGGAGAACTTGAAACCGGCGTCCGATCAGTCATTTCGCAATACAATGTGACTAATCTTGAATCATTCAATGGTGTGTTTAGACAGTCTGCTCTGTCAAGACAAATTGATACATATTCTCCAGCTATTCTAAACTCATTAGTTCGGGTGTTTGTCTCCAATACATTCACCATTGATCCAGAGAATCCACTCAAGACTACAATTAAATTTGGAACGTCTTTAGTTCCAGAACAGGGTCAAGTAATTATCGGTTGCACACCGTGGATTTCAAAGGGTGTTAACATCTATCTTGGTGATGAAGAAGGATCTACTACTTCAACCAGAAATATCTACACATATTATATTCAAGATGGTCAAAGAGTGAAGCTTGCTTATTCTATCGGTTCTCTTGATATGAAGACTGGAATTATGGTGCTAGAAGCATTATATGCTGATTATCTTGTCAATGTAACTATTGATTTGATTCCAGATTCTAATGATATTGCTCCTAATAAGAACCAGCTTCTGATTATTAAAGATAATAATGTCAATGTGTCTGGCGAGGTTGATGCTATCGCGGTCGGTGGCTCAAGTCGCTCAGTTGAGTATGTAACTTTCAAAAGAGATAGGTAATAATGTTATTAAGTGTCGCCAACGCAAGCTCTCCTCGTAATGTTGAGAGTGCAAAATTAACTCAGTTGTTACCAGAGAACATTCAACAGAATGCTGGTAATCTAATTGAATTCATTCAGTATTATTATGATTATCTGAATACTGTTGGGCTTCCATCGCATGAGATTGCTAGTATCACATCCGATAAGGATATTGATAATGAATCAAATCGGTATCTAAGTTCAATTAAGAATTTAATTGCAAAGAGTGTCCCTAATTCTCCAGTATTAGATACGGTTGATCTGTTCAAGACGATTGTTAAATATTACAACACTCGCGGATCTGACGATTCTATTGTTACATTCTTTAAGTTGTTTCTGAATGAGATTGTCACTGTTTCGTATCCTAAAGAAAAACTGTTTGATCTATCTTCTGGTGAGGGTGCTTGGTTAAAACCGATGCCAGTCGATGGTGTTCCTATTAGCACGACAGCATCTTATATTTTAGTTACTGATTTAACTACTGGAACCTTCGTTGACGACGGAACAAAATTATATCAAGTTGGGATTGTTTCTGGAAGACCATCTTATAATTCATATATCGGAGCTGGTGTTGGTATATTAAAAGCCACATGTAAGTTCAATATAGCTTATAATTGCTGGGTTATTTTTGATGAGATTACAACATATCAATGGCGTTCTGACGTTGATACAGCTGGTTTATTTTCGACACCAGATCTAGCAACCAATTGGCATCCAACAATTGGTTCGACCGAAAACCCATCTTTAGAATGGCATTCTGGTTTAGAGTTTGCAACATTTCCAGCTCCGCCACGAAATGAAAATAATTGGTCTTCCGATCTAGCTATTGATACCAATACCAATACAGTATATAGAGCAACAGATTTAACATTAACAACTGTTCATTGGCAAAAAGCTAAAACAATAGTTGGACCGCCTCGTGATTCTATTGACAATTTTGTTGATGTAACTGCATATGACTCAACCCCTCTTGGTTATACTGTCGATGGACACTATAGTGCTATCTTCATTCCGAGATTGTTTGAAGCATATTATGACGATTTATCATATTTCGCTACAGATACAGGAAGTCTTTCGTATTACAATATCCTTTTTATACAAAATATTAATGACGATACAACGTGGTTGTATGATTATAGATATGGTGCTGTCTGGATTGGCTCTACTGCTTCTGCTGCTCAATTAGATCCTTATGGATCTACATCTGGAATAGCTAATATAGTTCTAGGTGATGGTGCTTCTTATGGAACTCCATTACCGATACAGGATTTCTTTTCATATACAAAAGAATATTTTCCAGATATTGTAATCGATTCAACTACGGGTATTGCTTACAAAGGGGTTATTTTAAATGATTATGATTGGGAGCAACCATATTGGCTTTGGACTAAATGGACTGTGACTAATGAACTATCAACACAATGGTCATACTTCGACAGTCACGGTTTTGTCTCCGATGAAAATAAGATTCAAGACAGTTATTATTGGCAGAACTTCTCTTATGTGATTCAGACTGAAAATGATTCATCAAAGTGGAGACAAGACTTTTTAAAGTTTGTTCATCCTGCTGGACTTCAATTATTCACATCATTGCTTCTTCAACTTTCAGAGTCTAATATCTGGACCAATGAATTGATCTATGATGAAGAGACTATTGGCAATGGAACATGGTTGAAAAATCTTACCTCACCATTTGCTCTATCTGGTGGAACAAATCTTACTTCACTTCATACTCCTAAATTCC